TTTTTAAATTTCGCTTTACTCTGAAGAACTATACCTTTTGCTCCTATTACATTTGCTTCAAGCTTTCGAAGAAAATTCTTCATATAATCGTTATTTCTTTCAAAATCTCTGCTTCTTTCTCGAAGAACAGGAAGAGACCATCTAAGAATTTCATCTGCTGTGAGATTGGGAGTTAGCCAATCAGCTGTAAAACGAGAAATTTTAGCTCCTTGATATTGCCTTTTACTAATTTGTTTTTCTTTTCTTATGCTTATTTCATATCCGAATAGTTTCACTTATACAAACCTCACTTTTACATTGCGTCCTATCGCATTGCTTACTTTTTCTGCTTGTAGCTCTTTTTCATATAACATTTTATACCGTCTCCACGCCATGTAAAGTTCCTCATGTGTCATATGTCTAATTCGCTTATCCCCTATCCAGTATTCTAAATCTGTTCTTTCAGCTCTACCTTCTAAAGCCCTTTCTAATGCATCAAGCACTTTTTTAACATGACTTCTGTCATCTATTGCAGATGTGATATTTGGAAGGATTGATAAAGTTCCTGAGCCGACAGTATATACTTCTCCACTTTTTTTAACTCTTGCTATCCATTTATATTCTCCTGCTGCGAAAGTAGCAGATAGGGTCGATGGGATTTCTATTAAAAATGAATTATCAGGCTGAGCTGTTGCATTTATCGTGTAGTAATTGTTGCTGTTGTAAATGGTGTATTCTAAAGTCCATTCAGAAGATGGATAATCACTAAACTCCTTTTTCCATTTTACTGTATCACCTGCTCTTAACTTTATCGGCTCTATTGTTAGAATATTTGCCATTAAAATGGCTTATACCATATTTTAAAAAAGTTGTCAATATGAATTACCAGTCTTTTACCCACGACTTGGTTCTAAAACGCTTAAAATGTGATTTTTTTATTGATTTTTGCACATTTTCAATCGTTTTTAATTGATTTTGAACCGTTTCGGCTTGATTTCGAGCCAATTCAGCTTGATTTTGAACCATTTTTGATTGATTTTGAGCTAATTCATTTAGAATTTTGTCTATATTTGGATTTAATATGACATATGCAGCTAAAGAATATACCCATAAGTCAAGTATTTCATTACGAGGTCTGACTTTAATATATTCTTTTATCGCAAATCCTTTCATTAATCTGTATACTGCTTTTTCTGCTGTAAGTTGTAAAAAATATTCTTCATCGCACTGCATATTAAAATGCATATAGCCAGGGCCTGTCTTTTCAAGTTTAAGTCTTGAAAAAATTATATCTTTTGCTGTTGTCGTTCCTATCATAAAAAGCTTGATTTTCTGCTTACCTACAGTTCGTGGTCGTCCTACTATGGGCGCTCCTACTGTTTGAGAACCCTTTATTGCATATACTCTTCTTGCCTGACGAGGTTTCACAAAATCATAAACTTTTTTAGTCATATAGCCCGCATCTATAACGCATATAGCTATTTTTAATAAAGCCCCTGTTTCATGTGGAAAGGTTTTTTGAAGATATGCATCAAGCTGTTGCCACACTTCGTCTGTCGCTGTGTTTCCAAAAAGAATTTTATGCTCAATGTGCCAAGCCTCCTCATCTTTACCCCATCCGACAACAAGACATTCAAGCCTATCCTCCTGAACATCTACTGCACATGTAAGCACTCCGACCGTAGCAGGAACAATGTCATATACTTCTCTTTTTGCAAAAAGTTTGTTTTCTTCTATTTGCTCCCCTTCCTCCTCGTATGGCAACCCAAGAGATGTATTTATAAATACTTTCATTGTCTCTTTTGACTTCTTTGCCTCTATATATCTTTGAACTAAATTAGAAAAGCTTACCCAAGGAGAATAAAGCTCATTAATCCAAAATCCTGCTATTTTGCCTGTCTCCCTCTCAGGTATCCATCTCCCTTTTTTAAGCATTTTTATTTTATCTGCATCATTTATCTCTGCCCCGCACCGAGGACATACATATCTTGCTGTGTCTGGGTTATTCTCTTCCCACTTAAGATTTTCAAAATTAAGCACTTGCTCATAGCCACATTTAATACATGGCACATAAAACTTTCTTTTATCGCTTAATTCATATGCAAGCTCTATTCTTGATGCCCCCTTCACAGTTGGAGTTGAAAAAAGCCCTATCTTGCGATTCCAAAATGTTGTTGTTCTTTTCCTTGCGAGGTCAACAGGGTCTCCTTCTACTCCCGCAGAAAACGGATATCTATCTACCTCATCACAAAGTAAAAGTCTGATTGGTCTTGCAGCAAGGCTTGCTGGAGAGTTAGCTCCAGCAATAGCTATAAACCCCCCAGGAAAAGTTTTTAGTAAAATAGTTTCTTCTGGGTTGCGTGTTTTAATATCATGAACTTTCCCTTTAAAACATTGTGAATCTCTTAACATCGGAGCAAGTCTTTCTTTTGACCATGCCTTAGCCATCTCAAGAGTCGGCTGAATTACAAGGATAGGACACGGGTCTTTGTCAATGTGATAGCCTACTACATTCAATAATATTTCAGTATTATGAGTCGGGATTAAATGTTTACCTACAAGAAATGTATTGTCTTCTGAATCCACAGCCAAGCATTTAACAGGAACAGATTCAATTTGTTTTATTGATATAATTGACCGTCTTCTCGTTTCTGTTATTCTTACACTCTTGTCAAACATGCTTTTTAACCGAGCTTTCTTCCTCGGCATTAAACATATTTCATCCTCTTTATAAGCAGTAAAAGTTATCCTCCACACTTTTCTGATAGCCCCGTTATAAACAATTTTTTTCTCCCTTATAAATGGTTTCATCCCAAGAGTCCTTATAAGCTCTACCACATCATAAGCTAATCTTTTAGAAGAAAAAGTTAGTTCTGCAATTCCTTTTTTAGACACATACCCATCTGTATCAAATATGCCTTGCAGTAAAGCTCTTCTTTGTTCAATGCTCGCCGTCAAATATTCTTTAGGAATGTGCTTATTATTTATAAGATTAAGCTGTGATAACTTTTGAAGTAATTCATCTCTTCCGTCAACTGTAACTTGTGCTGAAAAGGAATTCCCATCCCCAAGCCAAACTCCTAAAACATAAGGGTCTATAGGAAGTTCTTTTTGTGGATAATTAAGTGCCCCTGCAACTTGTATTCTCCAAAAATTAGTGTTTCCCTTAGAAACATTTTTCGCCATTTCTGAAGTAGTGACAATTCTTTTTTTGTGAGAGCGTCTATGAAAAACTACCCATTTATGGTCTGCATCTGCGATAATAACCTCGCCATCATCAAAAGTTATTTCATAGCAAGGTCTATCATACATAATAGGGCTTGTTGCTATTACTCTAACTGGATTTCCGTCAGCCCCAAACACAACATCACCTGGTTGGATGTCTTTAATAGTTTTCCAACCATTTAAAGTTATTATAGGGGTGTCAATAGCTAAAGCTTTACCAATTTGAGAGCTACTCATGACGACAACTGTTTCTATATTATCATCGCTAAAAGCATCCATGATACCTCGTTGATATTCTGCTCTTGAGGTATACCACTTCCCTGGCTCTGCTGAGGCTTCAGGACTAAGAACTCTTTCTTGGTCTGCCCACTCGCTTATTGTCAGCTTTGGCTTCGGTCTTATTATCGTGCAAGCTTGCATAATCACTGACAGAACTTCTGATAAATTCTTCGGAACTGATTTCATTTAATACCTCCCGTATAAGCTCTTCTAATGTCTGCTTTATTTCACTATGACTTTGAGCTGATATTAAAAGCGAAGATGCTTTAACAGGAATTGATTTTAGTTTTTCTGCCATCCTTGTTAGAACAAGAGTAAACATATCAAACGCAAGCTGTTTTTCTATTAACTCCCCTTCTTTTTTTTTAAGCATCAATAGTTTTAAATCAGCGTTTACTTTCGTTAGCCTTGCTCTTTCCTCCGTTAAAGATAAGCTCCCCTGCCCTTCTGCAAGCTTGCGATAATAGTCAATTAAAAATTTGCACGCTTTAAGTATGTCAACTTTACCATTTACAACTGGTGGTGCTCCCTGCTCTTTTACAAGCTGTCTGTATCTGCGAGAAGAAATTCCGAAGACTTGCTGACAAGCCATATCAAGATTAACTAAATTACTTGTGCCCTCACATTTGTTCTCTCTTCCCATAAGCTCCTCCGTAAAAGTGTTTTAGAATTGAGACCTTTAAAAAAACTCCCGTGCCTGAAAGAATTTTGAGGCTCTGCGAGCCGTGTCGCCCCTGCCCCAGGAAGGACCCGCAGATCTTTTTTAAAAAACTTTAAAAAATATATTTTTTTATAATTCATTATTTTTTTTACACAATTTTTCAGCTTGTTCATTTAACATTTTTAATCTTTTTTCTATATTTTCAACTTTATATTTTTCAGCTTTTTCTAAGAGGTTTTTTTCTTTAGGTGCTAACAGAAGATTAAGGATATTGCTAACATGTTCAAGATTTGTTTCAATTTTACATAATGTAGCCCCACCCTCTGAAAGAGGGTCGTTTTTCATAACAGAATTGGTTTTTAAGGGACAATTATTATTAGAACTGACATTATTTTCAGTAGGGGCATTTAAAAGAGGTTCTTCTAAAAAGTTTTTATCTTTTAATTTTTCAAAATTCAACTTTTCAAAATTTGATCGCTTATTGTTATTTATTTTTGTTAGATAATTATTGTTATTAATTATTGTTATGGGTGCACCAGGTGCACTACCCCGTGCACCAGATGCACTACCCCCGTGCACGTGGTGCACTACCCCCGTGCACGTGGTGCACCGGTGTATCTCGTGCACTGGTGCATCTTGTGCACTGGTGCATCTTGTGCACTGGTGTGGGTCTAAAAGGTAGTAGGTTGAGCTTCCTCCTTGATGTCTTTCAATATGAATATATCCGAGTTCTTCTAATCGTTTTATAGCTTTAAATATTGAACGCCTGCTTAATCCTGTTATTTCGACTAATTTTTGAATAGATGGAAAGCAAGCTTGGGTTTCGTTATTTGCAAAATAAGTGAGCGCTAAGTATGTCAGTTTCTCAATCGGTCTTAATCGTTGATCTTCGAAAATTTCCTTATTGAACCATGCCCAATTGCCGTCCTTAAAATTTCTGATGTCCCCTATCATTTTTAGCCTCCTCCCTTTTTTTAAATACATTCTATGCAAATTCTGCATCTTGGGGCTTTGACAGCGTATTGCTGTTTTATCTCTTTAGGCACTTGATACTCGGTTTGCCAGTAAAGCTTTTGTTTAATAACAAATTTATCGACTACATAAAACTTTTCTGTTTCTTTTTTCTCAAGCATTTCAGCTTGTAAGTTTTTAGGAATAGTAAAAGCTTCTTTAATTTTTTCAGTTAATTCTTCATATCGCTTAGCATGCTCTTCAAGTTCTGCTCTTTCTTTTAGCATCATAAGAAGTTCATTGTCTTCACGAAAGATAATCTTTTCCGAGCCTCTCATCTCAGTCATGCACATGTGCTTATATGGACAAACAAGGCAAATAGTTAAGTCGTCGGGATTAGTATTCCATAAAGGCTCAGGGTAAGTTTGTTTTTCTACATGCTCGTTAATCTTCTTAGCTTTCTCTAAAATTTCTTTAGCTCGTTCCTCATCTAAAGACATATGTATTTCCTTCCACGAGCCATCGAAGCCTCTCAGTATAAAAATTCCATTCTCTATCTTCTCACCTTGCTCACGCATCATGTAAAGATATAGATTGAGCTGGTGGTAGTAGCCTCTGTAATAAAACTTATTTGCGTTTAAAAAGTCTTCTGCTTGATTAAATTTCTTAATATTCCAGCTTTCCATTGACTTAATCTCGATAGCATGCACTTTGCCGTTAGTTAAGATTTTTCCATCAATCTTTCCTGAGATTTGATAATCACGAAGGTAATAGGGGGCTTGCTGATGAATGACTTCAAATCCTGCTTGAAGTAAATCAACGATGGTTTGCTTTTCAATAAGCTTACCCATTTCCATTTTCATTAAGACTGATGAGGGCAATGGTGCTTTTTGATCCCAGTGCAATCTTTCAAAAACTAAATATCGGAGGCAAGGATGCCCTAAAGAGGAGCATCTATTTGAGTTAACTGGAAACTGTGTTGGCTGATATTTTTCTTTAATTTTTTCTACTATCATTTTACCCTCCTTTTAATAGTATAGTTTTTTAATTCTTTTTTCTCTTACCACCTATTCTGACTGTCTCACTCTGCTCTTCAAAAAGTTTTCTTATCTGCTCTTTTTCTTCTTCAGAAACATCAGTGTAATCAAGATAAAAGCCTGATTTAAACCAGAAGCGGACATCTGCTTCATTAGGATGTTTTTTTCTATTACCAAAAGTCACAGCAACAATGTCTTCTTGTCTAAGAATATCTCTGTCTTCACTGATGATTATGAATGGCATATTTCACCTCCTATTCATTGTTCTTTATCTCCTTGCTTTTAAATTCAACTTGCTGTTCTATCTTGCCTACCATTTTCATGACATCTTGAATATTTAAGCCTCTCAATCCCAGCAGAGTAGAAACTCCTCTTGCAATGAGGTTTGACCTTGCAGACTTGATGACATCTGAAAGCCGTATCTGATGAGGAGGGATATCTTGCCCCTTTGCTCTACTGAAGAAGGGATCTTTAGAAGACCTGATGCCTATTTCCTCGATTGTCTTATCCCCCCATGAAAAAGTGCCTTTGAAGATTACTGTGAAGTGTCCATCATCGGCGTATTTGATTTCTGGTTCCCCTATTCTGTATGAGATGTTAAACAAAAGCATTAATCTTTCAGCACCGTATGCTGAAAGATAAGCTCGCCCTCCAAAATTGACCCAGTCGTAGGGTCGTGTTAACTTCAGAATAAGCATTCTCTGTTTAGCAAGCGCTTCGAGCCGTTTCTCTGCCTTCTCTACTTCTTCAACGAAGTAGTCCTTCTCCTCAACAACAGAAGGCAATCCAGAGAATGCTTCTACAACGAAGTCGTTAGTGATGATTTGAGTGTCAACTACTTCCTGTCTGATTTCTTGCTGAACTTCATTCTGAACCTCGTTCTGCTTGTTAAAAAGTTCGCTCATAACTTCACCTCCTTTTTTTTGATTTTTGCACCTCGACTTTACTTATCATTGCTTTACCTGGTCACTCTGGCCCCTGGTCACCCACACCAGTCGTCCCCGCACCAGGAACAGGAACTAACCTTTTAGTCACTCCTACCCAATCCCCTGAGAGGATCACTCTCTTTAAGGGAGAGAAGTCTCTATAAGAGTTCTCAAGGCAGGAGAAGACTAAGGCTACGGAAAGAACTTGCCAGCTTTTTTGTTCCACATAAGTAGAACCCCTCACTTGTTCCTTCCCTCGGTTGACAAGATATTGGGAAGCTGACTCACTCCTTCCGCTTTGTAAATGTTTAAATAATTCCTTCCAATCTTTTCTTAATTTACTCAACTTAGCTTTTAACTTATTCTTTTTATACGGATTATTCTCGCTCTTGATTTTCTCTTTTACTTGGTTAATCTCCTCTTCAATCTTTGCTGTAGAATATAGCAAAAACTCCTCATCCTCTAACAATTTTTTATAGTTCTTAGGTAATCTTTCCTTAAATCCCAAACCCCTTCTTCCTATTACATAAGCACCAGCAATATCTTTGTCTATGTTATACAAAGGAGCATATTTCAACTTACCTATTACCGAAGTATAAGCTGGATTAACCTTCCTTACTTCAATTCCATGTCTTCTTGCTAAAATTTTAATCTTCTCCAGTAGTCTCTTATAACTCCACTTCTGTAGCCTACTTCTTAACTTAGCAAATCCATCACCTCTTTTACCCTTTGGAAGGTTTTTCAAGTTTTCTATAGCAAGGGCTTTCTTTTCTTCTTTAGCTAACTTAATTATTTTATGAGCTATTTGCCATTCTAAATACTGTCTCTTTTCTGAAGAGGCATCCAACAACTCATTTAAACTAATACTTTCATATCTCTCTAAATTCCCATCCTTACTTACTATAGCTACCGCAAGATGATAAGGATAAGCATTTACATCTATTCCTATTATTCCATTATCTCTCTCAA